GCCTTTTCTGACAATGTCTTATATCACACATTTAGTATTGTATATCAATATTACATTAATGACTACGATATCAAAGATATTAAATTATACAATACTAGTTCAAAATGGAAACTAAGTAATGAACTCCCCCTTCGTTTTAAAGTGACCCCTTTTATAGGATATTAATATGAGTAAACTTGAACAATTTTCCCGACCGTTTGAAACATTCGATCCTACGAATAAGCAACACCGAGCAATCTTCCACGCTGCCCTGAAGAATCGTTCATGGGGTATGTCTCCAATTCGATTCTGGCTAATTGAGGAAACTACTAGTTTAATGGATCAGTGTACTAAGAATATGGCACGCTATTATATGGAAAAAGAATTCGGTAAAATTGACGAAAAAACAACAGCTGACGAAATCAAAATTATCAAAGACTATAAAGAGGCATCTATTGATCCAAGTCGCTTGACAAGAACAACATATGGTGTTATAATAGACTAAGTAACAACACCACAGGACTAACATGGCACGAAACACATCTGCACTTTCCGGTAACGAACCTGACGTATCTTTGATTGACGGTACGGATATAAAGTACAATATCAACCTGATGCGGGTAATGAACTGGTATTCTGCAGAGAAGCTAAAGAGCGATGCTCGTAGATATACTAGGGACTATGTTAAGGCAAAGATGCCAAACGAACTGAAGACTTTCGACGAGATAAAAGATGTTCAGATTGTAAACACCTTTGGTTGGATTGCCCGTGTTATTATGCTAGGTGGTTCTATTTCTGATAATCATCTTGTTAAGTTTAATAATTACATTCGTAAGATTCTAGATTCGACTATCAAAACTGCAGAACCCGTAGTACAAGTTGTAACTACATCTGCTCCCCGTGTATCTATTCAAGATGCAATGAAAGAAAAGATCTCTGAGTATATCGGAGAACTAGAAGGTTGCTTGGACAAGATGGTTCAAGATAAAGAAGACTTCTCATTGTATAAGCATATGCAAGCGAATCACATTCCAAAACCGTATGTTACGGATGTTAAAGAGTGGTCTAAAAAGAATCTCAGAGAGTTTATTGCTGCGTATGAAGGTAAGGATTCTCAATTGAATGAGGGGTATTCTTTCCTGCAGAAACGTGAACTAAAAAGCATCGTTAAAACTCTTGCACAGTGTATCGAGGATTGTGATAAATATTCAGAATTCAAGAAAGCAAATCGCAAGCCGCGAGTGTCTAAACCGAAAGCACCAGGAATTCAAATTAAGTCTTTGAAGTTTAAACGTTCTGATACCGAACTTGGTCTTCAGTCTGTTTCTGCAACAGAGATCATTGGTGCTCAACAAGTATGGTTCTTCAATACAAAGACTCGTAAGTTGATAGTATATCGTTCGGAATCAGGGTTTCAGGTTAAAGGTTCAAGTATTCAGAACTACGAACCAGAACAGTCTATTCAAAAGACTTTGCGTAAACCTGCAGAACAAATTAAGGCAATGATGGCTTGCGGTAAAGTACAACTAAGAAAATTTATGGATACAATTAATGCTAAAGATCAACCAGCAAATGGTCGTATCAATGCGGAAATGATTATCCTAAAAGCTATTAAATAGAAAGACGCTAATGGCATTGTCACTATCATATTGTCAACTAATAAGAATTATTCTTGCACAAATGGGCGGAAGCCCAGTTCAACAAATTTTTAACGAAACTTCGGGCGGCGCTCAAAATATTATTAAAAGCTTAGGTATTCCCGGCGCAGCCGAATTTGGCGAGGCCGCAGCACTTGCACAATTTACACAGGAAATTGTAGCAAAGGTAAAAGCAGCCGCCAGCGAGATTAATAATGCAACCGTAATTGCACAACAGTTCTTTCATAATCCTGTAGCGCAAGGAACAGCAGCAATCAATACAACTATTCAAACTAGGATAGATTTTCTCACAGCAATTGAATCTAAAACAAGTGATGAAATTGATGAATTGGCTCTATTACAAGAATCCAAAACAAAACTAACAAGTTTCTTAACATACACTAATCAATTATCTGGACAAGCAACCGGTGGTAGTGGATTTGCAGGCGGTTGCACTCTAGCGGATTTAATGGGATCTGGATGTAGCAAATCAACAGATGTTCCTGATATAGATTTGCAAACAATTGTCGATGGATTTAATAGTGGTGCAATTATAACTGCAGCAAAAGATAAATTCGTTAAAGCAGTTGCTGATGGTACAGGATATACTGGAGCAGTTACCGCATTGCAAGATTTAAATTCGGCAGTAGTAAATTTTAATAATGTTATTGAAAACAAACTAAACGAAAAGATTATTACTGCAGCAGTTGAACAATTCATTGTTGGATTGGCTTTTGATTTATTATCAGGATGCAACAGTAAGTTAATGAATGCAATTGTTAGCCCCAGTGCTAAAGCGGCAATTACACCTTATGTAGAATACCAACAAAAAATTAGAAATGGCGAATTGCCTGCGGGTGGTGTATCTCCTGCAAATACTACAATGAATACTTAATAAAAAGGATATATTATGATTGTTGTTGATTATAGCCAAACGGCTATCTCAAATTTTATGGCTGAAATTGGAGGACGTAAAGATATTGAAGTACAGACTCCGCTTCTTCGACATATGATTTTAAATTCGATCCGAGGATACAAACAAAAATTTGGAAAAGAATATGGACAGATTGTTATTGCGTGTGACAATCGAACATACTGGCGTCGTCAAGTATTTCAATACTACAAAGCTGGTCGCAAAAAAGCTCGAGAAGATTCTGGTCTAGATTGGAAGGCAATCTTTGAATCACTTGATCTTATTCGTAATGAGATTGATGCATTCTTTCCATATAAAGTTGTTAACATCGAAGGTGCAGAGGCGGATGACGTTATTGCTATTTTGGCAGAGTGGTCTCAGACTAATGATTTGCGAGAAGGTTCTGTTTTTGACGATGATCCAAAACCATTCCTAATCATTTCAGGCGATCATGATTTCATTCAGCTGCAAAAATTTAAGAATGTGAAACAGTATTCGCCAATTCAAAAGAAATTTGTTAAACCGGATAACTCGCCAGAACAGTATTTGTTTGAGCATACTATTAAAGGCGATAAAGGTGACGGCATTCCAAATGTTCTTTCTGCGGATGATTCTATTGTTGCCGGTGAACGACAAAAGCCGGTTTCATCTAAGAAATTAGAAGCTTGGTACAAAGACCAAAGTACGTTGCCAAATGATGTCGAATTTAAAACTAGATTTGAACGAAATAAAACACTTGTTGATTTTGCATATATTCCTGAAGATCTTAAAAACGCTGTTATAAATAACTACGTAGAACAGCCCGTAAAAAACAAAAGTATGCTTTTGAATTTTTTCGTTGAACATAAAATGAAAAACATGCTAGAATTGATTGAGGAATTTTAATGAAAACAACAATACCACAAATCTTTGCTGAAGTTGAGAAAGCTCAAACTAAACAGGCAAAAGTAAATGTTTTGCGCGCATATAGTCATCCTGTACTTATAGGGATGTTGCAGATTAATTTTAACCCAGATGTTAAACTGCACTTGCCCGAAGGACATCCTCCGCATAAAAGAGATCAAACGGTACCGGAAGGATATTCTGAAACTAATTTGTTTGCAGAATTTCGTCGTATGTATATTTGGCTCGATCCAAATATTAACCTTACAAAAATGAAGAAAGAACAACTCTTTATTCAAATGCTTGAAGGTATTCATTGGACCGAAGGAGATGATTTGTGTCTTGCAAAAGATAAAAAATTACAAACAAAATACCCTTCACTAAAAGAAGACATTGTTCGAGAAGCTTTCCCTGATGCATTGCCCCCTCCTAAACCAAAGGAGAAAAAGGAACCAGTAGCAAAAAAAGAGAAAGTCTCTTTGAAAGATTGACTCGGTTCTTCAAACGAGACATATCTGAACCTGAACCGGTCGTCAGTAAATGGTTAGATCAAGGGGAAATGCCAAATGATCCAAATCATGATCCTAGACTAATGAGACATCATAAGTACAGAGCATTTGATAAGTATTGAAAATAATGCTTGACAGTTGTTCTAAAAGATGTTATAATTATATTATGGAGATCTTATTATGACTATGCACCTTATTGGACCTTGGCTTTCTACAAACGGAAAGAAAAAAGGTAAAGTTAAATTTAAAAGCGCCGAAGAGGCTAAACGTGCGCGGCAACTTGATAAAGAATGGGTTGCTATGAAAAAGAAGTGGGGCGTTGAAGCAGAAGAGAAAAAACGTAAGCAGGCAATGTCTGCAGAAGTTTTGAAATATTCTCTTGACATTCCTGCAGGGCGTAGTACTGCCCACATCAAAAGTCTTAATCAAGACAACGGAGTTGCTGTTCTAGCACCCGCAAAAAAATATACAGGAACTAAAGTATTAGGTATTGGTACGATGCATAAATCTAACGCAGTACCTATCTTTAGTGATGACGAAGCAAAAGAAATTTCATCTATGAGGCGATAATGAGTATAACAACACGCAATTGGGGATATTATAATGTATTATATGCCTACGGAAAAGAAGTTAAACTTAAAGAATTAACTATAGATCCCGGTAAATGTTTAAGTATGCAAAAACACAAAGATAGAGCAGAACATTGGTTCGTTGCTGAAGGTACTGCAACAGTTTATACTTTGGATGTTAGCACAGATGTTGAGCTATATGGAGTATTTGATAAATTTCAAAGCCTGCATATACGCAAAGAAGAGTGGCACCAACTTTGCAACGAAACTGATGCACCATTGAAAATTATTGAAATCCAGTATGGATATAATTGTATTGAAGATGATATTATAAGGAAAAATTAATTATGGCAGGTATTCCATCAAACCCAAAAGATCGTAAAGAAATCTTTGATTGTATGAAAGAAATTTCAAATAGTATGACTCGCATGGACGGCGAACGTGAGTTTATTCGTGAAGCAATTAAAGATATTTGTGAGAAGCAAGAACTTAGTAAAAAGACTTTTCGTCGTATGGCTAGAGTTTATCATAAGCAAAACTTTAGCAAAGAGATTGAAGAGCACGAAGAATTCGAAACAATGTATGAAACCATTACAAATTCTACAACGATGGCTAGCGCATGATTCGATATATACTAGAAGCAACCTGGCGAGATAAAATTGGTCGCAATAAAAAGCAATCAGTTGTAGGTGTCTACGCCAACATCGAAGATATCGAAGCCGCCAAAGAAAAAGTATCAGTAACCCCTCATCGTTATAAGAGTGTTACTTTTAACGTAAACGTGGAAGAACATCCATTTTTTGCTTAAATATTAAGCACAATAACCTTATGCTTGACACGGGTACTATTTTCTGTTATAATAGAGACATGAAACAAGTAAAGAAACTTCCTGTTAGAAATTTCGTTGCGAAAGATCTTCGTACACCGAAATATCGACTGAAAGTTGTTGAACTCAAAACTCGTTATAAACGTAAGGCAAAAACTCATAATGACTACAATCTCCGATATCTTTGATTTGCTTGCAGCCGACAATTCTCGGCTGGCTAAAGAAGCAATTCTAACTGCGAACAAAGATAACAAAGATCTTCAACGAGTAATTAAACTTGCTCTTGATCCATTGATTAGTTTTTACATTCGAAAGATTCCTTCCTATACTGCAAACGGCAAAAAGCCTTTGTCTTGGGCAATGGATCAAATTGAGAATGAACTAGCTACTCGTAATGTTACCGGCCATGCTGGTATTGACCTATTGACTAATGTATTGGAATCATTGAATGAAGCAAACGCCGGCGTTATTGAAAAAATCATCAAGAAAGATCTTCGTTGCGGAGTATCCGAGGCAACCGCAAATAAAATCTGGCCAAAGCTTGTATCCACCTACCCGGTTATGCTGGCTTCTGGATTCGAGCAAAAACTTGTCGACAAAATTAAATTCCCTGCATACTGTCAGTTAAAATTAGATGGTATGCGTTTCAACGCAATTGTGCGTAATGGCACAGTAGAATATAGGAGCCGAAATGGCCGAGAACTTTCTATTCCGAGTAAGTTGTTTAGTGACGCCCTACTTAAACTTTCTAGTTATTATGGTTCCAATTATGTGTTTGATGGCGAACTACTTGTTGTAGATTCTGCAGGTAAACCATTAGATCGTAAAACAGGCAACGGCATTCTTAGCAAAGCAGTTAAGGGCACAATGTCTGATAAAGAAGCGACAATGGTTCGTGTAACATTATGGGATGCAATTCCTTTTACTGCCTTTCAAATAGGCAAATATACTACACCGTATAACGATCGCTTTATGGAATTGATACAAAATATTGATTTCCTTAAAGGTGCATCTGCAATAGGACATCTTGTAGATATTGTGTGGACTAAGGAAGTTAATAATCAGTATGATGCACAAAAGATTTTTGAGAAGTTTCTTGCTGAAGGTCAAGAAGGAACTATCCTAAAATCCAAGACAAATATCTGGGAAGACAAACGTTCTAAAGAACAGATCAAGTTTAAAGGCGAACTCGATTGCGATCTTAAAGTTGTTGATTGGGTTGAAGGTACAGGTAAAAATGTAGGTCGTCTCGGAGCACTTGTATGTGAATCCGAAGATGGCAAAATTCAAGTGAATGTTGGATCAGGATTTACTGATGATGAGCGAGATTCAATTGGTAAAGATGTTATTGGTAAAATTGTGTCAGTAAAATATAATGCTCGTATTAAGGATCGTGGCGATAATGTTGAACGATTGTTCTTGCCAATTTTTATTGAGCTTCGTTTAGATAAAACAAAAGCAGATATGGAAAATAAAATCAAATGAAAAGATGGTCTGTCAAAATAGAAGAAGATCCTGAAACGGGAGATAGTATACTAAACTTTCCTCCCGATATGTTAGAAGAAACCGGATGGAAAGAAGGTGATACTCTTATCTGGAAAGATCTTGAAGATGGTACATGGTCTTTGACTAAGAAAAATGATACGGTTGCTCCTCCAGAAGAGGAAGAAGCTTGGAAAGAGCTAGATGCAAAGTTAAATAAAGGTGATAAAAATTAATATCTTTTATCTACATAACAATACTATTGAATGCGCAAAACTACATACTGACAAGCATGTAGTAAAAATGATCCTTGAATATGCTCAACTTCTTTCTACTGCTCATCGGTACCTTGATGGTATTCAAGTTGTTGGTTTATCTAAATCTGGAAGAAAACAGACACGGTATGAACTTTTTGACAATCGTGATGGCATATTGTATAGTGCTACTCATATCAACCATCCTTCAGCTATTTGGGTAAGAAAGTCAAAAGAAAATTACATTTGGCTATCTAATATGTTAATCGCCTTGTGCGAAGAATATACATATAGATATGGGAAGACACATAAAGTAGAAAGAGACGGACTTTGCTTTGTTCTGTTAAAAAACATTCCAAAGAATATTGGTAACGAAGGGTGGTCAGAGCCAACCCCTGCAATGCCCGATACATATAAAGTGATTTCTAATTCTATTAAATCATATATAAATTATTACGTAGGTGCAAAGCAACATCTTGCATCGTGGAAAAAACGAGAAAAACCTGATTGGTACATTTATGCCTAGTTATACTTTAAAATGTTTAGATTGTGAAACTGTTTTCAATGTTCTGTGTTCTTGGGCATCTCGGCCGGAACAACAATGTACTAACTGTCAATCAATAAATCACGAATCTATTATTGGTGCTCCTGCATTTGGAGATGCTGTTCGTCTAGGAGTTACTAAACCAGACGGTGGTTTCAAAGAAGTATTGTCTAAAATTCATTCAAATAACTACAAAAGTAACTTAGGAGATAAGTTATCTAGGAGTTAGACTATATTATGGGGGCGGGGTAGAAATACCCTTAATATAAACTAACCGAGACTTTACATGGCGACTAAACGTTCAACTAATACATCGGCAGCGACGTATTCTGAAAACTCATTAACAACCAAAGATCATAAACAAGGAACAAGATCAAATAATACTTTAAGATTACGATTAGACGATCTCAAAACCTTTGCTCCGTTAACGGATAATCAAAAGGATTTTTTTAATGCATATAAACGGGGAGACTACTTTGTAGCATTGCACGGAGTTGCAGGTACAGGGAAAACATTTATTGCATTATACAAAGCATTGGAAGAGGTACTAGATAAAAGTAATCCTTTCAACAAAATTATTATTGTACGTTCTGCAGTGCAGTCAAGAGAAATAGGCCATCTGCCTGGAGATGTTTCTGAAAAAATGGAAATCTACCAGCAACCATATCGTCAGATATGCGAAACATTTTTCGGTCGCAAAGACGCTTGGGATAGATTAGAAGAACAAGGTCACATAGAATTCATTTCAACAAGTTTCATTAGAGGTATGAGTTTCGATGATGCGATCATTATCGTAGATGAAATGCAAAATATGAATTTTGAAGAAATTGATACTGTTATGACTAGGGTAGGATACCGATCCAAAATTATTTGGTGTGGTGATTATAGACAAACCGATTTAAGAAAAGCTGGCGATAAGACAGGAATTTTAAAGTTCTTCGATATTGCGGCAAAGATGCAAGCATTCACTCGTATAGAATTTACTGCAGATGACATTGTTCGTTCATCACTAGTAAAAGACTATATCTTAGCAAAACTTGATTACGAGGACAATATATAACGTATTAATTATGTCTCATGCGAATAACAATTATAAGGAGACAAAATGGCTGATAGTTTTGATTTTAATTTTACAGAAGAACATTTAAAACACTTATTACCAAAAGTTAAAAACATATCTGAATGGTATACTGCAATTGTGGAAACACTTCCACAATATGATATTTACGACATTGGGAGAGTTGCTGCATTCATTGCACAATGTGCGCATGAATCAGGCGGATTTACTCTTGTTCAAGAAAACTTGAACTATAGCGCAGATGGTCTACAGAAAATCTTTGGTAAATATTTTCCCAATAATGAGATTGCTGCACAATATGCTAGACAACCTGAAAAGATTGCAAACAGAGTGTATTCAAACAGGATGGGTAATGGGGATGAGGCAAGTGGAGATGGATGGAAGTATAGAGGTCGAGGGTTAATCCAATTGACAGGTAAATCAAATTATACAAGATGCTCTGAAGCATTCTTTGATGACCATACTTTGTTAGATAATCCAGATATATTATTGCAACCATACTATGCTTTAAATTCTGCATGCTGGTTCTGGAATGCAAATAATTTAAATGAATTGGCAGATACGCAAGATTTAAAAATGATGACTAAAAAAATCAATGGCGGTTTTATTGGTCTTGAGGATCGTATTGCACACTACAACCATGCAGTGGATATATTACAAGGATAATTAATGACATTTAATCATGTTAAGGTGAAAGAGTTTGAAAAATTGGAGCAGATTACGCTACCAAGTGGTGTAAGGCATTACGTAACACCGGAGGGTAAAAAATATCCTTCGGTGACTACAATACTTGGTGCTCAAAGCAAACAAGGAATTATTGAGTGGCGTAAAAAAGTAGGCGAAGAGGAAGCAAATAAGATTTCTCGAGCCGCTACAAGTCGAGGAACTAAATTACATACACACGTTGAAAATTATTTAAACAATGTGAATGCAATACAAGAAATGTCAATGTTCCAAAAAGAATTATTTGACAGCATTGTTAATGATTTGCATCGAATTGACAATATACATCTTCAAGAAGAGAGATTGTACTCAGATCACTTGCGTCTAGCAGGGACTGTTGACTGTATTGGAGAGTTTGATGGCAAATTAGCAGTCATTGACTTCAAGACTTCGGGTAGGCGCAAAGAAAAACATTGGATTCATAGCTACTTTATGCAATGTGCGGCATATGCAATCATGTACGAGGAAAGAACTGGCATTCCAATTAGTAAATTAGTGGTGTTAATAGCAGTGGAAGGCGATTCTCCCCAAGTTTTCATCGAAAAACGTGATAATTGGGTCGCGGAATTGCTAAAATGTCGAGATTCTTACGAAAATGGACAATAAACGCTTGACATTTTTCTAAATTTCTGTTATAATATATAAAATAGGAGAGAAAAATGAAAAAACTACTTTTTCTAGCAATTTTTGCATTTACATTTTCAGCAAACGCCCAATGGCACCACAGACATTGGGAGCCACGGACAGTTATTGTTGAACGTAGTGATTGGGTAGCACCACTAATTATTGGTGGTATTGCCGGCGCAATAATTGCAAACCAAAATCAACCACAACCTGTGGTTGTACAACAGCAACCGGTAATTGTACAACAGACACAAACTGTATGTACCGACTGGAAAGAAATTCAAACACCGGATGGTAAAATTTATCGCGAGAGAAATTGTTATCAACGATAAAACATATACTTATGATCTCGGACACGGCTAGGCTGTGCAATTAGACAAGATCCCGCTTCTTAGTGGGTACGGGAGGGCAGATCTCCCTAAGTATATTTTTATTGCTGTATGAAGCAAAGAGAAAAGTGTTCTGGACGGGGGTGCGAATCCCCCCAGGTCCACCATATAACGCACTATTGCATAAAACCGACTCAATCATCCGAGTGCAGGCAAACCATTAGTGCTTATACGATGGGCCTGCATAGTTTCGACAGGGCAACAAGTAAATGAGTGGACAGCACAAGAGCAACCTTGTAAAAAGAAGAAAAACCGTAAACGCAAACGACGAATTGTTCGCATTAGCAGCCTAAACGCTAGCTTAGGGTTTCGGTAGGTTTCCTCGTAACAGAATAACCTACCAATATGTTTAACAACAGGAGAAAATTTTGATTAAAAAACTTGTACTTGTAACCGCACTTATTAGTGCAGTAACTGCAGCGCAGGCCACAGAAGTTGGTATCAATGGTGGTACTAACATTAGCTCAAGCGAAAATGTTTGGGGCGTAACTATCGGTCGTAAGATTGGTGTTGCGGATGTAACCGGTGGCTTTACTCGTAATATTTCGTCAGACACATATAGTGTAGGTACTTCTAAAACTCTTACAAAAATTGGTCCCGTATCAGTTGCTGTAAAAGGAAGCGGTGCATTTGTTGACAGCAAAGTTGATCCAGATGGATATGCTGTAATTGTTGGTGCTGGTGCTTCGGTACCTCTAACAAATAAAGTATCCGCTACTGTAGATTACTCTTATCAAGTTGGCCAAGATGTTATCAAGGCACAAAATGGTAGCCGAGTTACTGCGGGTGTAAAACTTAGTTTCTAAGTTATAAAGGTTTGGTAGGTTAACCAGCATAGCAAATAACCTACCATTATTAATAACATACACGAATAATGAAAACTTATACAAAATCATTTCTATTATTTCTATCCTCAATACTATTAGTATCTATTTTTGTTCAAGTAACAACAGAAAAATTAAATAATTTAAGAGAATCAAAGTTTAAGGATAGTGATATAACCGTCGCCGTAAGGGAACAACAATTAGATTGCCTGGCACATAATATTTACTATGAAGCAGCAACAGAACCATTTGAGGGCAAAGTTGCAGTTGCTCAAGTAACACTTAATAGAGCAGCATCTAGCAAATTTCCAAATGATATTTGCAAGGTAGTATATCAACGCAATATTATTTACGATAAAGTAATTTGTCAATTTAGTTGGTACTGCGAGACTTCTGCAAAAGCAAAACCAATTTATGCCGCAGCATATAAAGAATCATACGAAGTCGCAAAGAAAGTTCTTTTAGAAGGATTTAGATTAAAGAGTCTAAATGATGCCATGTATTATCATGCCTCATACGTGTCTCCTAATTGGAATAAACAACAAATTGCAAAAATTGGCAACCATATCTTTTACAAATAAATTATGATTAAATTACCTACACTACAAAATGTTATTGAATACTGCAAGACTACACTAACAGTTGCAACTGCAGAAACTATTGCTTGGATTGGTATTGTACTAATTCATGCAGCAACAGTACCGACAATGATTTCATTAATGTCTGGTCTATCAGATAAGATGCCCCCTGTAGATTTTGTCCTATTTGTTTGGGCTGGATTGTCTCTTCTATTTGCCCGAGCAGTAATTCTCAAAGATATGTTGACTATTGTTACTATCGGAGCAGGATTTATTGTACATTCTTGTTTTCTTGCCCTAATACTATTTAAATAAAATGAGTCTAAAAGATCTAACCCATGCAAAACATAAAGAAGCAGAAACGCAACCGTTTATTAAAGCTATCTTTAAAAAATCAGTAACAAGAGAAGAATACGCAGATTACTTATTTCAACTTGGTTTTATATACCATGTATTGGAAGAAGATGTCGGAAACAAATTTGGCTTATTTAACGATATGCCGGAATTGAAACGATCATCGTATATTAGAGATGACATTAATGAGCTTACCACTCCTACAACTTTATATTCGCCTAAAAAATCTACAGTAGATTATGTAAATTATTTACTTGGTATAGACAATGCACAAGATGCAATGGCCCATGTATATGTTCGTCATATGGGAGATTTATTTGGTGGCCAGGCTCTTGCAAAACTTGTGCCTGGTTCTGGAAAAATGTACAAGTTTGAGAATAGAGAAGAATTAATTAGTAAAGTTAGATCTAAACTAGTTATTGAAATGGCAGACGAAGCAAACATTGCATTTGACCACAATATTAATATGGTTAAGGAATATAATTAATGTCTATGGTGTGGGATAAGATGATTCCATTATCGGAATCAATTATTGATAGATTCAAAGAGTGTGACATTTTACCAATAGATAGTAAATATGAACATTCTGATATTGATTTCACTTGGAAAAATTATCTATTCAAATCTGATAAGTTTCGACGATCACATATTGAAATTGTAGATGCAAGAGAATCTAAAAAGATGTGGGTTATGCACATGACCGTATTTCCGCATCTCAATGACCCTGCTCCAATATTTGGATTTGATGTGGTATGTGGAGCAAATAAGATTACTGGCGCATTCCATGATTTTTCTAAATCTGGCGATAGTGTAATTTATAATTGGTATCAAGATAAGATGTCATCTATAAATTGGACTAAGCCAAGAGAACTACCAGATTGGGCAAAGCGGATTTTTAGCCCGGGAATGCTTGCGGCAGGAAATGTTAGTACAGAAGAAGAATTGGATAAATTGATTAACGTTGCTATAGACAATTTAGATTATTTCCTTTATAATGTAGGGAATGAGAGAAATAGTAATAGTTATATAGACCCCTATAACAATTATTGTATTAATCAAAAGTTGAATCATCATACATTAGCAATGATGGTTAATCTAGGTGTGGACGAAACCAATTTTAAAAACTTCATGGACGAAATTTTATTTCCAGAATTAAAATGATACAAGAAAACGAAATTTTAACCGATAGTTTAATTATTACAAAACGATTTAGATCGCCTAACGAGTTCTCATTGTATATCGAAGAACTTGTTGCTAAGGAACATATTAGTTACATGGATGCAGTAATTCAATATTGTAACGAAATTGATATTGATGTAGAATCTGTTGCAAACTTAATTAATAAGTCCCTCAAGGATAAGATTCAATACGAGGCCGAGGAACAAAATTATATGAAACCAAGGGGCAAACTGCCACTATGACAATGGATGAATTTTCAGTTTATAAAATGTATATTGCTCTTAAATTGCATTTTACAACAGACAAATATGATGTAGTTAAACAACGGGGAAAGGTCAAAGCAAGCCGACAAGCTTTTGCAAAAAGAACTGATCTTTTCTCTATTAGAAAAATTTCCAAAACTTATTCTGACGAAGAGGTTGCTAATTTTTTAGTTGCAAATTTCGTTTCCGGCGATCGCTGGGGAGGGATGTTTGATATTGATGCTGGCGAAAGATATCAACTTTGGAAAAAGAAAATTGAGAGTTTATCTTATAATTTTTCTCAAGATTTGGATGCACTGCTTGCAGAAATGGAAGATAAAAATTTAAGTTTATCAGAAATCTTTAATGTGCAATCGGGTCAACACCCATATATAATTAAAGCGTTTTTAAGAAAAACAATTAGCATTGAAACCTTGGTTATATTGGAAAAGCTTAACAAGTATGTAGAAGTTTTTGATAAAGAAATTACTGACACTATAGTTTGGCCCGATATATCTAGATTGATTAAAAAGTATAAACCATTTTTATCTATAGATACGGAAAAATTTAATGGAATCTTTAGACAACGAATTAGAAACGCAGGGTAGGTTTAAAAAACTAGAGGAAGATCTTGTTAGAATGCAAGATCTACTAGCTTACCAACAAGAAGCGATAAAGGATACGCAACGATATTTAATTAAAGTTGCGCACGGTCAACAGGAACTTAGCAAGCGTTTGCTTGCTTGGCCGTATATCAAAGTTCCGACAAAAAAGACGAAAGATGTTTAATATTTTTATATTGCAAAATGGACAATTACAGGAAAAAAGATAATTACGAGCGTGAGAAGAAGATTCGCCGGGTAGAAAAGGGCAATCACAAACTTGACAAGCATCGAAAGATTATATATAATATGACACCATCGAGTAAAGACGATGATGTATTTGATGAATATCTAGATTATGCATACGAAAATCAAAAAATTAAACGACGTTAATACTACGCACATACTACGCCAATACGAAAGGAAATTATCATGGCATTCACATCACTAGCAGATCTACGCAAATCTCGCGGAGGCTTCGATTCTTTAATGAAAGAAGTTGAAAAGATCGCAAATCCCCAATCAGAATCTAACAACAAAAACGATGACCGCTACTGGCAACCAGAAGTTGACAAAGCAGGAAATGGTTATGCTGTTATCCGATTTTTGGCGCCACCTAAAGGCGAAGAACTTCCATGGGTTCGCATTTGGAATCATGGTTTTCAGGGACCTACCGGAAAATGGTATATTGAGAATTCTTTAACTACTCTTGGTAAACAAGATCCTGTTTCAGAACTTAATACTGAACTATGGAATTCCGGTTCAGAAGCAAATAAAGAAGTTGCTCGAAAACAGAAACGTAAACTAACTTATATCACAAATATTCTTATTGTACAGGATACTAAGCATCCCGAGAATGAGGGTAAAGTATTCTTGTATAAGTTTGGTAAGAAAATCTTTGATAAGATTAAAGACGTTGCAGAGCCACAATTTGAGGATGAGAAACCACTTAACCCGTTTGATTTCTGGGAAGGTGCAAACTTCAAGTTGAAGATTCGCAATGTAGAGGGATATCGTAATTATGACAAATCAGAATTTGATAGTCCGAGTCCAGTATCCAATGATGATTCTATCATCGAGGCAATCTGGTCTAAACAACATTCATTGACTGCGTTCTTAGAACCTAAGAACTTTAAATCATATGATGAGTTGAAGAAAAAACTTACTATGGTTCTTTCTAATGGTGCACCTCCGGTTAAACCTGCAGAAAGTGTTGATCTAGATGAAGGTACAACATTTACAAAACCAGCAGCACAAGTTACTCGAGCTCCAACACCTACTCCTAAACAGGATGTAAATTTTGACGATGACGATGAATCTTTGTCATATTTCTCAAAGTTGGCGAGCGACGACTAATAAAGGAAATAAAATGAGTTTTAAAGCAAGCGTAATTATATTATGTACATCTTTAGTAATGGCTCATTCGGGGTTTGCTGTAGCGGCAACCCCGGTTAAGAAAAACAATCTTGAAATTCGAAAGATTGAAAATAGGCATAAAAATGAAAAGAGGGTCAAAAAACCTAAACCAAAGGTTAAAAGACCTTCAGAATTGAAGAAGTAAAAGAAAGCCCAGGAAACTGGGCTTTTTTATTGACTATCTATCCGTGTATGTTGATCGTTTATCTTGCCACCTATTAAATGAGCTAAAACTGGAATGAGGAGAGGGCGGAGTACCTATAATTGTTTGTTCTGTATTATTTACGACTTTATTTGATACGAACGGCGCAATTGTATTTGTTTGTGTTGTTTGTGGACTTAATTTTAAATCTGTATTTGTACCAGTTACGTTTTCTAAAACATTTTTTAGTGCCGGCGATTCTTTTGGCGAAACTAATTCTGTAGGTTGATTTGGAAACTTTAATGTTTTATTACTTGGTTGTATTGTTTCTGATTGTTTTATTATACCTTTAAGTTTTTCTTCTCCGCCCCAATTTTTTATTTCTTCAGTTGTTCCCTTTTGTAAAATATATTTGGCTTCGTCTGGACTAGGTAATTCTAATTTATCTTTTTCTGAATCTTGTTTTAAGCCAGCTGTTTCAGCATTAATCCTATCATATTTTGCTTGTCTAACTGTATTCGATAAAGCGTTAAAAGGAAGTAGATCGCCTACCTTTTCAATGCCGCGACCCACACCAGAAATTACTTGCTGGCCGGTAGACATTTTTTCCCAATTTTTATCATCCTGAGATTCGTCTATCTTAAGATCATTTCCTTTTTCGTCTTTACCAACACCAAATTCTCCTGCAACATAATCTAGACCAGAAACGGCACCGGTTACTGCTGCCCCGGCTACTGCTGTTCTACCGATTGCTGCTACCGAAGGTCCAATACGACTTGGTGAACCTGGCTTGCCGCCGCTAGATTTGCCGCCAGAACCTTTGCCGCCTGAACTCCCAGGAATGTCTATGCCGATACCGCCACCTCCACCGGCAGCAGACAATACGTCAGACAATTTATCAGCAATTGCCTCTGCCAATTTTTCCCTATCTTCATTTTTAGCACTTTCAGAATTTGGTTCAATTCCTTTTGCTTTATCCGAAGAAGATACCATATTATTGGCAATAATTTTTTTAATGTTTATTGCTTCTTCAAGTATTTGTTTTTGGGTCTTATCATCTTTTAAATCTATAAGAACTTCAACCATGTCCGATAATACTTTATTTGTAGATTCAGAAGAAACCGAAGGAGGTACTGTAACAGACGGAGAAATTTCTTTTGGAGTATCTTGAACCAAATCTTCTCTAGGAATTACGTTTCCCATATCTCCAAATTTATTTTCTACAACCGAAGTTTCATTTGGCGTTTGTAATATTGGTTCAGTTGGTTCAATTGTTTCGGGGGGTTCTTCAGTTGCAACTTTGTTAATATTTTCGGGCAAAGAAGATTTTCCAAATCCAAGAAATTTCGGCAAATCTTTTGTAATAGGGGACGCAAACCCTTTACCAAAATCTTTAATATTTCCAAGTAACGTTTTTGGAGATGCGTTGGGGTCTTCTTCAGGTTTTCCTGCACGTTTTTCTAGTGTTGCAGTAAGTGTATCTAAAGCAGTTTTTAAATCATTTATATCTTTATGCGCCAGCCCATCCTTGCCGAATAATTGAATTAATTCAACAAGTGGATTTTCAGAATTTGATGTTGTATCCATTATAGGGCAGGTCTTCTAACCACCGGTTTTATTGCTAAGCTTGATTGTGGTGAAGGATTTCCGAATCCAACCGGAGATCCAAACGTAGACGCTCCAGCGCTTGGACTGCTACCAAAGCCGTTTGATGCGGGGACTGGTGCATCAAACCCACCGGAGTTGCCGAAACCTCCTGCTGCTGGTGCGCCAAATGCTGTTGAGCCACCTGCTGGTGAATTAAATCCTCCATTGTTCATTCCTCCGGGTTGATTGCTTACATTTACTGTATTTTGTGCGCCGGGCGGCACATACGTTGTGCCAGCGTTGGATGGCAATTGCATACCTCCGTTATTAGCACCGTTTAATTTTTCTTGAGTTCTACCATGTGCAGCAATACCAAGTACAGCTCCCATTGCTACGTGGAATAATCCTGCCCCCTGTAGAGTTAATGGCTGCCATTGGACGTTAACTGATCCTTTACTTAATGATTGTAGTAAACTCCAAAAAATAGGAGCAATTACAAAATCAAAAGTACATACAGACATATACATCCAACCCATCATTGGACGCCATTTGCTGTTCATCCAATCTTCTTTTTTCTTTTCACTAGCACTCATTTTTTCTTCTTGTTCTTCGGCCATTTTTAACCCCTTGCTGCTTTTTTAGCTTTTATTTTTTCATTTTCCTCATTGATATAATTTACTAATAACGAAACGTATATTTCTCTTTCCCATGGCAACATATTTTCTATTTCTGTTAATGAGTATTTATGGTGCTGCATTAACGAAAAATTTAATTGAAAATAATTTACAAGACTTTCATGAGAAAGAGTTAGACGAAAAAATTTTGTAGACCCTCCAAGTCTACAATATTTAAATGGTTACATTTAGGACATTCTGCCTCAATATGATGTACAAGTTTAGGAATGTTTCTAAAAAATTCTTCCAACAAATCAAATTGTTTCTTTGTAAATGCACTAACAAATGTATTTAATTCTTCCTGAGAATATGATTTTCTATCATAATAATCTTCAGGGGTAAATACTGCTTCTATACAGTTTGTAATCAATTCTACTATTTTAATACTATCCGCATTATTATGTATATCTAACATTTCATCAAATTTTGGATAACGTAAAACTACACCAATTGTGTCATTTATCATTATCTTATTATCTACAGTATTTTTTGTAACCTTAAGATCTGTTATATTAATTGTATGATCTATTTTATTCTCACAGATACAATTTACAATTATATCGGCACTTTCACTTATAGATTTTGCTCGAATATTTAGGAACAAATATTCAACATCAAAGTGAGCGAGTTTGTCTATGTCTAATTTTTTAAACGTACAATTATCTACAAGTTCCGTAACTATTCTAGATATTTCCCCAACATCTGCTTCTACATTAGTTAAAAGTATTTTATATTCTTTAACTAAGAATGGTCTATATTTAACAGTTTTCCCGGTTGAAGGTAATGTCAATTCGTAGGATGGAGTTTCTAATATTGGTAAAGCCATAATATATCCTTTATAATTAAATTATTGTCCCGATTGCTTTTACAGGATCTTTTATTGTAGGGGCAAAATTATTAGACCCAGTTGTTACCCATTTCCTGTAACTAAATGTTACGTTTAGTTTATGCGCTTGGTTATTCGCGCCCATGTTTAAGTCCATCATATTAACAGCTCTAGGAAATGCGTCTATTAATGTAACATCATATATTATTTCATTTTTTTCGTTTAGTTGTTTAATTAAGATATCTGAAGTATAATCTTCTTGATACTGGACATTAAAAGAATTTGGATTTACAACCTTAAATACCCAATCGTCAAAATATTTTTTAACATTAAAGTTTGCATCTACATAAAATGTCATAGTTATTGCCTCGCCACCAAATTCTGTAGATACTGGTTTTTGGTATGCTGGGCCATAAATTCTAAGACCTTTTGTGTTAATATTAATTCCTGGAAGATTTGATATTTCGCAAAATAAACTTACTAGTTTAGAATCACTATTCGTACGGGAAAACCAAACCTCAAATTTATTTGGTTTAGATAGTCCTCGACCTCTTATTTCAGAGATAAAATTTGATAAGTTGAACGCAGATTTCATTCTAATCCTTAGTATAGATACTTTAATGCATCTTTTTGTGCTTCGCGCCAGACAGTTGTTTTCTGTTCGCCTACAAATTTTTCTACAGGCAATTGCGATGCGGTAATCCAATCATTATATTGTATTTTATAAAATCTAGATCTAATCTGAGAATTCAAATAATGTTTAACTGCGAATTTTGCAGGCCCCAATCTAGATGTTGATTCTAACAATTTCCATGACAATCTTATTCTAGTATCTCCATTATTATTTACAGTATAATCTGACAATAATTGTAAAATCTTAAAACGCATCATATAGGGCAAATAGTGCAGATTGATACCGTAGAATCCACCGGGAACTTTTCTAAAAGGCAATACTAAAGGCAATCTATCGTAATATGGCAATGTATCTTTATGCTTTGGATCGTAGTAAAATAAGTACATTTCTCCGGGCAGTATGCTCGAAACTAATGGGGTATCTTTTAAAACCTCATTTACTGAACTTATTTTACCAAGATTTGAAACTTGTTGCTTATACCATTGGTATGATTTTTCTTGACCGGCAGCATTAATTCTGATGGTCTCAAAAGGATTCTTATTTACCATTTAATTCTTTATTCCTAAATCTTTTTCGGTTAGAATAATAAATTTCATACTGCGATCTTTACAGAATTCAAATGCTGCTTTCCATTTTGCATCGTTTACCCCATACTGAAATACCTCATCTATAAATCTTTTGGTTTTTCTTTCTGGAATTGTTGGCGGTTTAGTAAATCTTTCCGGTTTTATCTCAACTAAATATTTTTCAACCCCATTTGAATTTGTTTTCACTTTTATGTAGAAATCCACAAAATATCTATGAACTTTATTGTCAATTGGGGAAATATACGGTACAACGACTGTTTCTGACCCCCATTCTACCACCGATGCATTGGAATCGCACCATTTCATGAATCGGAGTTCCCATAAGGACCGATATACAATATTAGTAATATCTCCCATATACTTTGCAGCATTTGTCACTCGATACTTGCCCTTATAGGTTTTGGTGTACATAACTTATATAAATAATTAATAACTATATATTTATAGGAAAAAAATGGAACCAAACATTAGAGGGCAAGGAAAATATGATGTGGTAGGATATCATTATCCTGACGGGGTAGGGGTAAATAAGGATCTATTACATTACGTTCAATTTTTTATTGCTGTTCGAGGCAAATCAAAATTTAAGAAAACTGGAAGATATCAAACTACCGGGGAAATATCAAATACTGACGCATATACTAGAAGAGATAATAGTAATAGCGGTGCGAAGACTGCAGCCGCTGCGGCGATTGGATTGGTTGTTGGCGGTGCAGTCGCAAGTTCGGTTAAAGGCATTATTCCTAATGTTGGAGGATCTGCATCATTCAAAGCGGGCAGAGCATTGGCGTTGACGATGGCAGCGGGAATTCCAGCTGGAATTGTTGGTTTCGAAACTGCAAAGTCCGCAATTTCGGGTCTTACAGATGATCGCAAAGCTAGATTAAAAAGCGTTATTACATTGGCAATGCAGGAAAGACCTACAGTTAGTTACGGTGTAAATTATCAAGATAAAGATATGGGAATACTTGGCGGATTCCTAACAGGAAAAACCTCCATATCGGATACAATCGGCAGCAACGCCGGAGGAGAAATTGCCCAATCAATTGGTTTAGAATTTGCAAAAATTCCTTCAATTCTTCCTGGATTTGGAAATGCATCTTTAGGAGATATTGTTCAATTAGGTGCGAAAGTAAAAACTAATCCTTTTAGAGAAGTATTCTTTGAAGGGGTTGATTATAGAAAATTTAATTTTAGATATAAATTTATGCCCAAGAGTGAGGGCGAATCTAAACAGGTTAAAGAAATAATACAATTGTTTAAAGAACATATGCATCCTGAATTATCAGATGGCGGTTATTTTTATATCTACCCCTCTGAATTTTCTATAGAATATATTTACAATGATAAAGTAAATGGATATTTTAATAAAATTGCGAGTTGTGCATTAACTGATATGACTGTTGATTATGGTGGAGAACAATTTGCATCTTTTGACAATGGTGCTCCTTCTGAGATAAATCTTACATTAAGTTTTAGAGAATTAGAATTAGTTACAAAAGACTCAATAATAGCAGAAGGATACTAAATGTTCTTTGAAAAATTCCCGTTAACACAATACACATTAGATAATGGAAAAACTAGGCAAACTATTCCTGATATTTTAAGAAGAATAACATTATCTAATGAATTAGTAAAAAATGATGCATTCTTTGAACAATATTCAATAAAAGATGGAGAGACTCCAGAAATTGTTGCAGATTATTGGTATGGTGATACTGAACTACACTGGGTTATTTTGTTAACAAATAATATTATAGATCCTAGATTTGATTGGCATCTAAGTTACAATGATTTAATTAAATACTGTAATGGAAAATACGGCGCATCAAATATTAATAAATTGCACCATTATGTAAATATGGAAGGGTATGTTGTTAATGGATACCGAGCAATGCGAGAAGATTCAACCTTTATAAATCCGGGATCGGTTGAATTGGAACAAACGAATCAGAATATACAGGTTAATTTAGTTCTACAAAATTTTCCATCAGGATCATTATATCCAGTGACAAACTTTATGTATGAAGATGCACTAAATGAGAAAAGACGACAAATCAATATTTTAAAACCGGAAATAGTATCTTCTATAGATGCAAATTTTACTGAATTAATTACTCAATGACACAGTCTGTACAGAATGCGATTCAATCGCCAGGCGAAGTATCTATAGATCAACTAATCCTTGTATCTAATAATACATACATATCGTTATTGGATTATCTTGTTGAATTAAATATTTTTGAAAGTATTTTTAATAATATTTTATCAGGCGATATTGTAATTTCTGATAGCAGAAACTTAATAAAAAGCATACCTATTATTGGGGACGAATATCTTATAGTAAACTTAACTACTCCGGGATTTGACTCAAGGATACATAAAACTTTTAAGATAACTTCTGTAGAAGATAGACAGATAATAAGAGACCAAAATACACAACTTTACAAATTAAAATTTGTATCTCAAGAGGGAATAATAGATTCTTTATCTCCTATGTACAATGCTTTTTCCGGAGATATTAGTACACTTGTAGAAAAAATATTTGCAGAGAATTTATTAACTGTTAGAAATTTAGTATTTGAAAATGGTAATCTATCCGGAGCAATTGTACCCGGTTTAAATAAAACCCCCGTTGTTATTTTTTCGGAAACAGAAAATAATGTTAAATTTGTTAGTCCAGGATGGACTCCATTTGATTGTATAAACTGGTTGTCTAAAAAATCAATACCAAAATCAGGCAAATCATGTAATTTTTTATTCTGGGAAACAAACAAATCTTTCTATTTTGGTAGTATAGAAAGCCTATTTGATGCACAAAATACAATAGGAAATTATAAGTATTCTGCAACAAGTGTTATGCGAGGAACCGACGACATATCGGAAAAAATGGGATTAATACAATCTATTGATATTGTTAATGGATTTGATTATCTTTCAAACTTGGATAATGGATATTTTGCCAGTAAATTTATAGGTGTTGATTTAATACATAAGAAAAGAAATAATACTTACTACGACCATGTTTCAGAATTTCGCAAGTATAATCATGCAATAAAATTTAATCCAAAACCAATATTTAATGAGACTACTGTAATACGAAATTTTGATAGTCATGTAAGGGTGTATCCTGTAAATCCAGGAATACATAATTATATTAATAATAATTATTCTGAAAAAATGAATGACATCTATGGTAATCGTTTATCTAATATGTTAGATTTAAATTCATTAAAATTAAATATAACAATATATGGTAGAACCGATGTAGAAGCAGGAAGAATAATATCCATAGATTTTCCTGATGTTTCTCCTGCAGGAGAAGCAGAGATAAGCCAGTCTCACTTGGATCAAAAATACTCAGGTAGTTATTTAATAACATCAATTCATCACAAGATTAATATCGCAAAACATATGATTACGATGGAAGTTATTCGAGATTCGCAACCTACAGAAATTAATTGGGATTATATTTAATATGCAACATATGTACGGAAATCCAAACTTCATCTGGTGGTTTGGAGTAGTTGAAGATAGAAATGATCCAGAAAAATTAGGTAGATGCCGAGTTAGGATTGTTGGTTATCATCCTGAAGATGTAACAATATTGCCTACCAGAGATTTACCATGGGCATTGGCAATGACGCCTATAACATCTGCAAGTACATCAGGTATAGGTATTACACCTATA